AATCGAGGTTTTGACTTATTTTTGCGCCGAGATGCGTCTGCTCCTGTTTCTCGTAAACAGTAGTGGTAAGGATTGTATGTCTGGCATACAATTTGAATACAGAAGTTCTACTAATCACACCAGCAATTCTATCCATCATGTTTCTTACTATTAAGTAAGCCCCTTGATGTCGCACTGAATAGCACTGTAAACTGAAACTGAAAAGGGAGGTTTACAGGGATGGTTCTTAAGGATGTTGAGGAGGGTTCCCGTTGATACAACTGATATAAAAACGTAGCTTACATGAATTTTAACGAAAAAGAAAATAAAAATAACTTTTCCCAGTCATCTGGTGAATCTAACTCGTTGCCCTCCGCAACATCCTCAAAACCCTCCCTCAGTGGTGTAGTTTCTAGAACTTCTGTTGAAGACATTATTAACTCTAATGTCTATCGAAAGTATATTGGGAACATCACCACTTCTTGTCTATTAAAAGGCAATACTGATGTGTCTGTCAAACCTGTTCTTTACGAGATTGGTCTCCGATCCTGTGATGAAAAAGAGGTTTTCAAACGTGTTAGCCCTCAGTATGGTATTGCTCAAACAATTACCACTTCTCAGGTTGTATTGTCTGAATTGACTGGATTACACAAACGTTTTCCAGCTTTTTCCGGTATTTTCGAGTATTGTGATTTGAGTGCTATTGGCCATCAACTAGGTCGTGCACTTGGGTTCTATACTAGTACCGGTACTTTGAATTGTGCTATGATCCGTGGCGGTGAAGAAGCTAGTATTATCCATTTGGGAACTAGCGTCGATCCCGTTTCGGCTAGCCGAAACAGTGTCTTCATTCCTCGGGATTTGCATCTTGATGATTGTCCTGGCGCTTTTTATGTACTTGCTGCCTCTGCGAATGCTTATGGTAGTACCGTATTTTCCAATTTTACTCCTGTAGATGCAGCTGGTAGTGTCATTTTGAATGAACCAGTTGACGAAAGTTGTGTTATTGGTGTCTTTCAAGCTATGCGTATCTTACTTAAGTTGTATAGCGATTCTGGCTACGGTGATGTAATGGCATTAGCTATTACTCGCGGTTTGCACTCTTCTCTAC